CTACGGGACTCCTTCACCCTACAAGGGGGGGTCGGGTACGGGTGGGTATGCCACACCCCCACTTTGCCCTGAAATGTTATAGCATGCTATAACAAAGCGTACCAAACCGTATCGGATTGTATCTATTCGTATCGTTTCCCTAGACATAACATCTTATGATGCGTTACAGTTCATCCTATCGGTTCAGACAGCGTTTTGATTGTCTGCCGATTAATCCTCGAAAGGGATTTGTATCATGGCTGAAGTATTTACATTGTCGGTTGAGGCGAACGAAGCGATCACGTCTTACGTGAAGGGTCACGAAGCCCAAACAAAGCGCGATGGGAAGCTTCTAGATATTCTCCAAGCTGAGGGTATTCAGTCCAGCATGCTAGTCGCACCAAGGGGTGACGAGGATCGTACGCTATACGATGCTATTAAGGCATCGGTAGTCGCAGGGTTTGATGCGACAAAGCGCAAGCTGTTGGAGATGCCCACAAAGGGTTTGAGTGATGGGCAGAAGAAGGCAAAGTTTAAGGTGCAACAAAGTGTAGGTGGATGGATGGGCACCTTAAGGCGGGACTTGGCGACGCGTGAGGCCGCAGAGTCCGCAGAGTCCGGTGAAGATAAGACGGACACGAAGTCTACATTTGAGTCACGTCTTAAACGTGACCTAACAAAGTACATCGCGCAGATTCAGGCCCTTAAGGGCGCGCAGTTCACAGTGGTTGAAATGTTAAATCATCTTAGGTCGGCAAGTGCACTGATCAAGTAACCCCCAACCCCCACGAAGCCCCTAGAAATAGGGGCTTTTTTTGTCTCTAAATTTCCCACTATGTACGGCCCGACAACGCTCGGGCTTTGATACCAGTTTCTGTAGCGGCGATGAGTGCCGAACCGACACGGGCAGCACGTGACCGCCGGACTTCTTATAGCATGCTATAAGGAAATGTTCCTATGTTCTAGTGTTCTAGTGTTCTAACGTACCTAGTGTTCTAGTGTTCTGTTTTAGTGGTGTTCGATAAATTTAAATTTCTAACTTGTCATGCCATAACAAGTTTTTTGTGTGTTGCAAAGTTCCGAGAAAGTTCTTATAAAGTTCCATTTTTCAGGAACTTTTAGTTTGGTATTTTTTGGCATCGTTTAGTTGCAGCCAGTGTAGAATTATAGTGTTTTGTTTCTATCAGATAATGGTAAATCATATCTAATCTTAATAAGTTCTAAAGTTCGCACTTTTTTCGAAAATCTACCTCTGGAAAATTTTGGAAAAAATCAAACTACTAACGCGTTATAGGTTAATTTTTATGCCTAAAAAGCGTGCAAGGCGGTCTATGTTCTTTTTAGGGGGTACGTTCCGAACTCTTTCGTAACCCATTGATTTTAAACAACTTTTTTTAAAAAACCCAAAGAACCGACCAAGAACAAACCGAACACTATATCGTTCTACTGTTCTCATTTATATTAAGTTCTAATGTTCTTTTTTACTCGAAATATAGTGTTCCAAAACACTTGACATTTAACATGTTATGTGGTATACTTCAACCATCGACTTGGAACTCGCCAGTCGATTAACCCAAAACCTTATAGCACGCTATAAGAAAACTTAAGGACTCGCTATGCGTACTCTGACTCTCACGAACCGCACAACCAACGTGCAGGCTAACCTACTTGCAAAGGACTCGCCGCTCTGGTGGCAGCATGCTGGCCTGAGCTACAGCGCAACCGGCTACGGCAAACGCATCCCAACCCGTGACATGGTGCACTACATGGGCAAGTGGCGCAGGGTGTACTGCTGCATCTACAGCAACATCGGCACGTGCTACATCGGCAAGCTGTCCGACTCTCTGATCATCGGGTGAACTATGCGTAAACCACGATGCCTGACCTGCGGGGACATCTACAGTACCAAACGTGCGGCAGTAGGTTATTCCCACTGCATGCCCTGCGGCGACAAGACTGCACGGGCAACTGTGCGGACTGTAGCCCCGCTCAACAAGAGCAACTATGTGCTGGTCACCGACATGACCATGCTCAAACAACTTAACCCGAAACGAATTGGAGAATGACATGCGCACTTTTATTCAGATGTACAACCTAGATCAGTACACATCGTGGGAACACGCCGATGACTGCAGTCCAACGTGAACGTCACTAGTTTCGGATGGGAGGAAGTATGAAAACATTGATCGAAGGCGCAACCATACTAGCGCTGTGCGCACTAATGTGCTATGGCTTGGTGCAATGGGCATCAGGCTGTGGCGAACACTACATAGACAGCAAGGGGGTGGCTCATGTCATAACGTGCAGTTAACTATCAGACGTTACCAAACACTTGACTTTTGTATCAAACTGTGGTACACTACAACCATCGACTCGATAAGCGGGTCGATTAACCAAAACCTTATAGCACGCTATAAGAAAACTTAAGGACTCATCATGAACGCAATGACAATCGCAACCACTGCACCCAGCATCTCATCTAGCGCAGTGCTGGTGGAATTCTCAGTCTCCTGCTGGACGGGCCGCAAGCTCGACAAGAAGGCATCCAACGATGTCACCGACAGCAACGGTGCTGCAAGGGGTGTTGCCAAGGTTAGTAAGAAGTTACTCGGCGACTGTGCCGAATTGGATGCCGTGAATAAGTTCGCTGCGAATGCACGCAATACCCACTATGGCATGACCATGCCGTGGTCAGACCTTGGCATGCGACTGTGCCCCACGGCGGTGTACATGAACAAGTACAACAAGACCATGGGTGAACTGGAGAACGAGTTTGCCCGGCTGGTGAACGTGTTCCTCGACGCCTACGACTGGGAGTTGCAGAATGCCCAACTGAACACGACTCTCGGTGGTCTGTTCAATGCAGATGAGTATCCTACACGTGACAGTTTGGAATCGAAGTTCCGCATGCGGTTCACTGCTGTGCCCCTGCCTGACTCCGGCGACTGGCGGCTCGACATCGGCAACCAAGCTGCGGACGAGATGCGTACTCAGTATGAGAAGTTCTACGGCGAACAACTCAACAAGGCTATGGGTGACGTATGGGCCAGAGCGCACAAGGCGCTGAGTGCAATGTCTGATCGTCTGGACTATGCCGACAAGGATACCAAGAAGGTGTTCCGCGATAGCCTAGTGGAGAACGTGACCGACATCGTGGAGATGATGGCTAGCTGCAACATCACAAACGATCCCGTGATGGCAAAGGCTCAGCGTGATCTCGACCATGCACTGCGTGGCATCACACCGGATGCACTGCGTGAGGATGCATACCTGCGTGCCGAGACCAAGCGCCAAGTTGACGAGGTGAAGCGCGTCATCGACAGCCTGCCCTCACTGGGCTTCTGAAACCTTATAGCATGCTATAAAAAACTTAACCTAAACAGAAACTTATCATGAACCAAGCTCAAGCAATGTACGCCCTATCTCTGGGCCAGATCGAGAACATCATCGCCCTAGGCGGTCACAAGCGCACCACACTGGTACGTGGTCACATGGGTAACGGCAAGTCGTCACTACTCAAGGCACTAGGCAAGCGGTTCCCCAACCACGTGATGTGTTACTTTGACTGCACGACCAAGGACTTAGGCGACATCACTATCCCTCAGTTGCAGAGTATCGACGAGCAGGGGTTCGTTCGCTATGTAACAAACGAGGAGTTGGGCCTGCACCTAGGCAAGCCGATCATCCTGATGATTGACGAGTACGGCAAGGCTAACCCTGCGGTGAAGAATGCCATGCTGCGCCTGATGCTGGAGCGTGTGATGGGTAGCTATACCCTGCATGCCGACAGCTTAGTGTTTGCCACTACTAACCTTGGGTCAGAGGGTGTGGGTGACCTAGTGCCACCACATGCACGCAACCGTATCACCATCGTGACATGCCGCAAGAGTAACAACATGGAGTTCATCGAGTGGGGTATCAACAATGGCTTAGACCATGCGTTGTTAGGCTGGTGCAAGGATACCCCTCAGTTGTTCTATAGCTTTGAGGATGTGCCCAACCCCGAGGACAACCCGCACATCTACCACCCCAAGGTGCAGCGTGATTCGTTTGTTACACCACGTTCGCTGGAAGCTGCGAGTGACTGGCTCAAGCTGCGTGACAGCATGGATGACATGGAGTTGACCGCTGTGTTGATGGGCACTATCGGTGACCGCTCGGCTATGGACTTGATGGCGTTTGTTAAGTTGTCAGACCAACTGCCCACGTTGGAGTCAATCAAGAATGACCCGCTCAATGCCAAGGTGCCGACGAGTGCAGCGGGTGTGTGTATGGTTGTGTATCGTGCACTGGGTGCGATGGAGCGTGAGTGGGTGGATGCGTGGATGGACTACCTTGTTCGCTTGGACAAAGAAGCTCAGGGTATGTTTGCGAATGGCGTACGTGCCAAGAACTACGGCAAGCAGGCAGTGGTCATGACTAGTAAGAAGTTCACAGCGTGGGCTATGGCAAACAACTACATGTTCGGCAACGACAAGAAGTAAGGAGAACGAGATGTTAATGATAGGCAAACAACTATCCGTAGATCAGCGCCTGAACAAGGCGGTGGTAGAGATCCTGAGTAACCCACGGTATGTGGCGCTGGCTGGTGTGCTGATGATCGGTAGCCGCACGGTGTGCGACAAGACCAAGACCGCATGCACTAACGGACGTGATGAGAAGTATGGGCGTGCGTTCGTGGAATCACTGAGCGATGCAGAGTTGCGGTTCCTAGTGCTGCACGAGTGCTACCACAAGTTGTACCGTCACCTCATTACGTGGCGTCACCTCTACGACCTGAATGCGAAGCTGGCTAACTGTGCATGTGACTACGTGATCAACATCAAGCTGACCGATGACAACAAGGACGGGTTCGCGGTTATGCCCAAGGGTGGGCTGCTGGACGAGCGGTTCCGTGACATGGACAGTGCACGTGTGTACAAGATGTTAGAGCAGGAGGGCGACGACGATGGCGAAGGTAAAACTGGCATCGATGAGCATGACTGGGATGGGGCGCAGGACATATCCCAAGAAGAAGCCAAAGCCTTGGAGCGCGAGATCGACGAAGCCATTCGTCAGGGCGCATTGGCTGCTGGCAAGTTAGGCAGTGGGGGTGACCGCATGTTCGAAGACTTGCTGCAAACCAAGGTGGACTGGCGCGAAGTGTTGCGTGAGTTCATTGCGACCACATGCCAAGGCAACGACTACTCTACGTGGCGTAGGCCCAACCGTAGGTTTGTATCTACGGGCTACTACATGCCATCGGGTGTGAGTGAATCGGTGGACGAGTTGGTTATTGCTGCTGATATGTCAGGCTCTATGACGAGCGCACTGCCCCGGCTGTTCGCTGAGATCAAGGGTATCTGTGAACACGTTAAGCCCAAGGTAGTACGCCTGTTGTACTGGGATACCGAAGTATGTTCGGACGAGAAGTATATGGATGATGAAGTAGCCAACATTGTCAAGTCAACCAAGCCCAAGGGTGGCGGGGGTACACATGTGGACTGTGTGCCTGCGTACATGGCAGAGAACGGCATCAAGCCGCAAGCTGTGATCGTATTGACGGATGGTTACTTAGGTGGATCATGGGGTGCGTGGTCATGCCCTGTGTTGTGGTGCATCGTGGACAACAAGCGTGCTGTCCCTGATGTTGGTAAATATGTACATGTGGAGAACTAAGATGAATGATGAATTGAAACCGTGCCCGTTCTGTGGTGGGCGTGAGATAGAGATACGTGAACGCAATTCCCCAACGGGTACGTTCTCTGTGTCTGTGATGCACTGGTGCAATGAGGCGGGGCGACCCTCCCTCAAGGCTCTGGAACGCATGGGGCGTACCCGTGACGAGGCGATACGTGCGTGGAACAAGCGTGCCTAATGTTATAGATATCTATAACAAAACTTAACTTAACTTAAACGGAAAATTATCATGGCTTATAAACATGTAGAAGTAGCAGA